AAAATACAGCGAATGACCTGAACCCAGCGGCCATCAGGTTGGATTACTTTCAACAATAGGATCGGCAGCGGCATCGCTTGTAACCACGGAGGTCCAAGCAGGAGTCGTATCATTTTCTTCGTATACAGTTAGCGTTCCACTGCTGACTGCAAATCGATTCCTAAGAATCTTCAACGCGTCTTTTACTAGCCTTCCACTTGATGATCCAGTATTTATATTTCTATTGAGGAATGCATCGGCAATATCATTGGCAGCATCAGCAGCCAACGCAGATGCAGTCAAAACATCTGGTTCCATAGAATGAACAACGGCAGCAACATGATGCGATCCAGTAACCGATACGGATGCCTGCGCCGATTCCCCACGCAGAACACGCTCGCCAAAGCTTTGGTTCGGATACGGGTCCGTGTTCATGTCAAACAGGACAGATTGCAACCAGACCTGATTGGCAATATAAACCAGCGCGTTGGCCGTAAACGCGTCGTAGTCAATCGCGTCGGCGGCAATCTTAGCGGCGGTAATTGCATTATTGGCAATCTTGTCTGCGGTAATCGCGCCATCGGCAATCTCCGAAACCGTAATCGCGCCTGCCGCAATCGCATCAGCCGTGATCGCGCCACTGGCAAATTTGGCCGAGGTGATCGCGTTCGCTGCAATCTGACCCGGACCGATTGCATTGGTCGCGATTTTGGTTTGAGTTATAGCGTTGCCAGCAATCGATGCGTTAGTAATGACGTCGTTATTGATCGTCCCGACCGTCACCGCCCCGCCGGACAGGCTGATATCTGCGTAGGCTAGCCTTGTCCCTACATTTTGATCGAGCCTCGAAAGCCCAAGGTCAGTTGCGCTCAATGGGTCAAACGCAACAACCATAAACTCAACATCAGTTGGGTCTGCACCCGTGCCAGTAGCATGAATGATCAACGGGCCAAGCGTATTATTATCAGTTGCATTGCCAGCAATTTTGTAATAGCCGTTCCCAACTTCAGTTACTGATCCAGAAGGAGCAGCGAACGTCCCTCCGTTTTTGGATATGTTTACAACCAGAGTAGGACTACCACCGGCTGTAGACAGCCCAGTCTTCCCGGAGATGTGGTCACTGGAATCAATCATCAGGAACATTAACGCCTGAGCCGTACTCGACTGTTTCAGTAATCTCATTCCGAACCTCGCTTGCCTACTCTGTTGAACAACGTCCTTCTGAATTTTAAGGCAACCGCTCCTGATGTTGCCCCCTGCCCACCATAAAACCAGTTGAAGTATGACCAAGTACCTGTTGGCGTTGTACTTGTTGTGTATGTAACGTCAATCTTGACCCAGTCTATAGCGATAGCATAAGTATTAACACCGGATACCGATATCTCGACACCAAAGTCAGCGTCGTTGATATCCGTCTGCGTTAAGGACGCAGACCATGTATCCGCACTTCCACCAAGAGTGTATGTTGTTTCTGTTCCAGATGAGACAGAGACAGACTTTGTACTTCCGACCAAAGTCCCGCTGGCATTTCTAAGCTGTGCTGTAATGGCTTGAATTGTCGAAGCCGTGTATCGCGCACCAACCGTTACTTCTATGCCGTCTATGCTCGATGCCGAAACACTGAACCCAAACGAAGTTGCTACCAGTTGTTGAGAAGCACCAAACCCAGAAGGCAAAGTAGCTTCGGTATTGTCATCAGCCGTAATATTGCCGGGATTCGACCATGTAGTTCCAGTCCCAGTAGCTGTGCCAGAACCCGGCAGGGTTGCCCCGGTAGATGCCATGTCAGTCTATTTCTGTTATGACATTGGCAGAAGAGGCAGCGGTAGTTGTAAGAGATTTGGTAACGTGCGTGGTCGAATGGTCGCTCTTGTAAATTGTGAGCGTAGTGCCGACTATCTCATTTTCCAGCATTCCAAGAATGACACTACACAAGGTGTACTGGGTAGCCGAATCTTCCACATTGTTAACCGAAATATCGCGCGACAACACTGCATCCGCTATAGCTTCATTGGCAGCTGTAACCAAAGACGCAACGGTAACCTGACCACTTGCGTTACCAGTTGGCAATCCGCCGCTTGCACCAGCCGCAACGTTCGGCAAGGCAGTCAAACCAAGTCGGACTGTGTCAGTTGGATCGTAAGCAACAAGATCGTATTCAAGGACAACAGGGGCCATCCCCGTTGCTCCAGACAACATTACAATCACCTTGTCACTGCTAGCAGCAAATGCTGCATCTGGAATATCAAAACGATAGACACCGGGCATATTAGTTGAATCAATCTCAACAAATCCACCGCTGGAGTATCCTCCAGTAACGGATTGAGTAACAATTGTAATTGCAGTAGACGTGGCACCGGGGCGAACATAATAAGCTTTTAGCCCAGATGTATTGTAAGCAAGGGTTGTTTTCCCTGCTCCAGTAGTACTTGTCGAGTCTTGGATAAAAATATATTCGCGCCGAGAAGTAGACCCAGCCTTGACTGTTAGCTTTGCCATATCAGCCTCTCATCCCACCAGCCATGCCGGGGTGTACCAGCAGACCGCCACTTGCCAAATCGGTATCAAGGTACGCACCAACAGTTGACGTGCCTGTTCGCGAATCGCCAAGGATATCCAACGATGGTTGTACCGATGAATCACCATCGCCGTTGACGATGCCCGATACGGGTGGTGCGAAATACGCACGTTCAATTATGTTTTGAATCAATGACGCATGGGCATCAATGCCATGAATGCCACTTACAATGGTGCCCGTACCCTGCGTGACATTGGTAAGAGATGCGGCACAATCAACAATCCGGTTGTAGGATTCTGTCAATGTGCCCAATGTAGCGGCCCGCAAACCACCAGTACCCATGCCCAGTATCAATGAATTGGTAACAGTGCATGGAATTGCCGTGCCGAAATTTCCAGTCGAGAGGTTGAAACCGTAATCGCCAAGCGCAAAAGTGCAATTCAATACATCAATTCCACCCGGCCTACCGGTGCCAAGTGTTCCTGTCGCATTTACTTGAATCCCCGCAACAGCACACACAAACACGCAATTGGTGATTTGAATGTCAAGATCAACATTTGACGTCGCGTTGCCCAATTGATGGTTAACAAAGACTCCCCTGCAACGCCCGAAGAATGAACATTTGTCAATCGTCCATATCGCTTGGGTCGAAGTCGTGGTGCCAATGCTTATTGAATACCCTTGTCCTTGCCCGAAGAATACGCATCGCCGTATGACGATGTTTTGAGATGTCGCGGTACCTGCATTGATGCATGATGCAGTCGCGCCCCCATCGTCTCCGTGAAAAATCAAATCCTCAAATGTCAACCAGTCGCGACCATCAAGGTTGCATGGGACGCCTGTAGGCGCGGCATCGTCGCCCGATGAAAAACCTGTCCAAATCACCTGTCCTGCCGTTCCGAATATGGCACCATCGGCATCGCCGTGGACATTGATCGGGCTACCGGAAGAACCGGATACGGCTACCGTGACGGTTTCGGCATAACGGCCGGGAGCGATATTGATCGTGTCGCCCGCTACAACCGTGGTGCCAGTTGCCAATGCTTTTCCAATGGTCAACCACGGCGTTGACGTTGACGTGCCGTTGTTGCTGTTTGATCCGGTTGTACCATTGACGTAATAGATAGCCATTACAACCCCACCTGCCGCAACAACCACGGCACCATATACGATGGCAACAATTTGTTGATGATTTCGGACTGTTCGTCCGCTGACAACCCATTGAACCATTGGGCGTAATTCGTACCGGTAGGACCGAATGTAGCAATCACGTTGCCGTCGTCGTCCAACACATCGCCAAAAACCTTGTTGACGCCCGAAATTTTTTGGACACCACAATTGATCAGGCTAGGCATTAGGATTGCTCCTCTACAGCCAACGCCTTGCGTATCTTGGCTAGCAACAAGTCAACGATCTCAAGGCCGCCGACACCCAGAAGGAATGACAAACCAAGCATTCCCTCCGGGTGCGTCCAGCCGACCATCTTGCCGACCAGCGGTGTAAGAGAAACGGAACAGGCCGCGCCACAAGCAACGGCGATTATGCCCCCAACAAAATCTTTGTTGCGCTTGCGAAGGTATTTCACCAACGCACCAAAGATAGCCATGATTACGTTGGATGCCTCAGGCGTAGTCAGTTCCGTTCTCATCAGATCACCACCAGCTTTCTACTTTGTAGAGTCCGTCTACCCCTCGCCCGTAGACAATGTTGCCATCGAGTACCAGAGTGGCGGCATTCAGGGCAACACCAAATGCTTCTTCCAATGTGCGGAACTGACCAGATTGAACGTCGTACACAACGTCCCACTGTTCGGTGGTAAACGGGTTGAAGGCTAGCCCAAACACGAATCGTCCGGTTGCATCCACACGCTGCCCAACAAACCGAGTGAACGGCGGGTTGACAGGGATGATGAACTCGTACTTGCCGTCAACGCAGACCCACGAATTGGAGTTTGCGTTAGTGCGTTTCTCATTCAAGAACATAGTGCCGATCACCGCAGAGCCGTTGACCACTCGCGCAAGCGGAAGGCTGTAACCATAGGGCAACTGGTCGATATGCACATCAGAGCTGATAAACTCGTCTCCAATCTTGCCAACATAAGCACCGTCGAGAACCTTGACCAGCTTGCCGTTGATATCCCAGACACCGGTATGCACTTCGCTGCTGGTGTCCATAATCTTGCCCATGACGCAAGCATGGTTTGCCCAGAACGGGAATACGTTCACGCCCCTTCCAACCGGCATCTCAAGCATGGTTACTTCGCTGCCAGACGCAGACATAATGCATCCGGTTTGAGGCTTGCGAGGCACAACAACCGTGCAGACCAAACGACTATCGCAGCTGGCAACAGGGCTGACATTCGCGCTGGCGACACCATACGGAATCTGCTTCAAACCGCCGTCCACAACAACGGCAGGAACCACCTTGGTGGAACTGCCCTTGCGGACAATAGACGACACATACAACTGACCACCAATAACACACGCTGGCGTAATGGTAGCCACGCTGTCACTGGCAAGAATCAATTCAAAGCTCATTCATTCATCCTCTATCAAACGTCACTTGGCCGCAGGAGGTGCGACAGGAGGAGCAGCATATGGACTACCCTCCGCTTTCAACGAACTATCGAGATTGTTCCACAAGCGAGTGCAGGTATCGAACCACCACTCACGCCACAATTGTATACGAGCGGCAAGGCTTGGATCATCAAGGTTCTTCATCGCAAGCTTCATTGCAGCATAGACAGGCAACGAATTGCGAAGAACATCATCCGGAGCAAACGATGCATCTACGCTAGTCGTAATGGTGGCTGGCAACGAGGCACCGTAAACGGTGTAGGTTACTGAGGTGCCAGATGGAAACACGCCAACCACCTGAGGCTGCTTGCGAAACCAATAGTAAGGAACCGTAGTTGTCCCGCCATTGGGAAGCGTGATGGTCCCGGTTGCTGTTTCAAAGTTGGGCTGCCACGCTCTCAATCGAGTATCGGATGTATGGACTAGAGGAGTAGTTCCTACCGTGACCGACATAGGGAACCAGATGTTGGTTGCAGTCAGGCTAAACTCACGGCCTGTTGTAGACGCAGTCGTATGAGTGCCCGGAATGAAAACGCATGACCGCGCCATCTCGGCTTGCGCTTCATTGATGTATTGATCAATGTTTGTAGTGGTAGTGACGGTGGTGCCACCACTGCCATCGGGATAATCGCCGATCACGCTGTTCGACGCTTCGTTCAAGAGCGTCAATGTGTCGGCTCGTAGCGTCGTCAGCAGTACAGCCATTACGCCATCCTCGTATGGTAGGTGGCAGCGAATGCTTCGACGTCACCTAGTCGTCGTTGGTATTCCGGGAAGTACAGTTGGATTCCCGTTGCATCACGCATCTGCATGGCTCTGGCATGGAGAACCGCGTAGACCAGACAATCATGTGCAACAACCGGGAGAGGGCATTCATGGTCTTCAGTCGGCACACTGGTATCGATAGTCCCGCTTGTGTTGTATTGCCAGATGTTCCCCGGTTGACAGTACCCTTCGACCATCAGTCCGCTGGTCAATGCTGCGCTGGGGGCTGGCTTGACCCTGATGCGGTTCATCCCGTAAACGGCGCACACATCAGGAGTCGAAGAAGTCGTGTCGTTGCGTTGCGAGTCAAAGTCCGTGGATGAGAAGTTGACCTGTCGCAAACGATAGTAATCCGTGCCATCCAAGTAATAGATGCCACGGATTTTGTAGATGTCCGGAGAACAGTACTCGTCCTCGTTGGCTACGAGATCCAAGTACCGCCGACCAACCAGACAGTCGGTTGCCCGAGCTATCTGGTTGGCCTGTTCTATAAGCAGAACGTCCAGCCCGAAAGGATCTTGATCGAAACCTGTATTGAACAGATGTCCACCAAGTACCCTGATTCTTTGTTTCAGTTCTGCTCTAGTCATTTGGATTACACTACCGCAGCATTATCGCGGCCAACGCTCATAAAGGCGTCCTGAATCCATGCGCCTTGGCTAGCAGCAGCAGTTCCACTCGTGCTAATAACCTGCACAGCAAGACGGACCCACGGCTTAGTAGTCGGAGCGCACTGCAATCCAAACAATCGGCGAACAACCGCAGTTGCAGTAAAACCTGTCCCATTATTGAAAGAGGTAATTACTGCACCACCCGGAGTCAACGCAACCGTAAAAGTGGTTGACGAAGGAACAGTCGCAACATAGTACGGCCTTTGGTTCGCAGGCTGATCAGTTCCGGAAGAAGTGGTACTTGCAGTAAAAATAACAACATCTCCTACTGCAAGATTATGAGCAGATCCCGAGGTGAAAACACCAGCAGCAAATGTTCCAGTCGGCACAGATCGAGGTCCACTCTGAGCAGAGACGTCGAGCAATGGACTGATCGGAGACCAGTCACTACCCGCAGTTCCAGTCCCAGAGTCAGATGCGGCTTCAACACACACAAACGTGCGAGTGTTAGCAGCAGCAGCAGGACCAGCAGCACCAACCGTAAGGCGGCAATAGAATTCAGCAGGCGAGGTAACACCAATGATTGCAGGGTCATTTGCAATCGCGCTACCGCCAGCTTGAGTCACAAGAACAGATGCGTCAGCCAACGTATTGCGGAATCCGCCAACATTGATACTGTTACTAGCAGCACGATTAAAGAAATAAGCACTACCTGCCGCATTCATATAAACGTATGCATAGTTGCTGGTTCCAGCAGCAGCAAAGTTGTTGATTCGCATACCGCCAGTCCCAACTGTTGCTGCATTCTCGTAAGTAAAACTCAGAGCGAGTTTATTATCTCGAGCCATTTTGTTACCTTCTTCCTTTTACTAGGAAACACGAACCTTGAGGCGTCCAATGGCGCGGGTATGCGGAACCCACAGACCAATACCCCAATCGAAGACAACGTTGTGCATGATGCCGTTTTCCTTGGAAAGACCAAGGTACTGAGGCTTGAACGGGCCGGACTGCCATCCCTGAACATAGCCGGTTCCGTAACGCACAGCGTAGATATGCGAACACTTTGTAGCGTCAGCACCAACACCATTGTTCAGGTTGTTAGCAATGATCGGGGTCGTACCATCGGACTTTCGGCCAACAGTGCGAATGGTCGCAGCCTTGTACTTCTCAACGGCTCGCTGATAGTTGTCTTGAGTGACATCAAAACCAGCACCAATGCCAAGGGTACGAATGGCAATTTCAATCTTACGCTTGGTGGCTTCGTTCATATACAGGACAACACCATCTCCATCTGGAGCATTCATGTTGTCGAGCAGTTCTTGAATACCAGCAATGAAGTTGTTGTTGGTAGTCCCACTGAAAGTGTAAAGGTCAGCAACGCCACCAGTCAACGCGATATCCATTTCCGTGGGGATATCGTAATCAGATGGGTTGTTCATGCGATAGGCAAGGCCGGGGAAACAATCCGCAGAGTTGCCAG